TTCTTTGTCATAATGCTTGTTGATCATTTCAAGTAGATTAATGGCACTTGTTATTATGTTGTGGGCTCGGTTTTCCACAACATGATTAATGTCCCGATTCTTGCCTATCGATTCTAATTCTTCTAACAAGCTTCTAGTTTTCTTTTGCATGATACCAGTATTTATCTGAATTAAGTATATTTCTTAGTCTTTAGATCATTCAACAAGGCCTTCAATTTGTTTCCTTGTGTATTTGCAACAACTTTCTTACCTTCATTTTCTGTATTTAGAATTTCTCCAGTTTCACTATCAATTTTTACTTTGTTTTGTTGCAACGTACCTATAATGTTGTTAGGACTAGGATTAGGTTTGTTGTAACCTACATTACTATCTTCACCCTTGTCTGGGTCTGTGATTCTTAATGTCTCGACATTGAAATCTAATTCAATTTTTTGACCTACCCCAGAACTTGATCGTGTTTTCATTAACTGTAATTGATATTGACCGCGCTCACGCATACTTCTACTTGTAAAAATACCAAAAACATTATCAGCAGTATTGATCTTTGAAATACCACCACTGATATGACTGTGATCAAATTCAATCTCTTCAACCGCAGTACGATTCAACTGACTAGCCGTTACAAACAATACATTCAACTCTTTTGCAAGATTTCTAAGTTCTTCACTTACATACTTGTCTTTTACAAACAAATCACTAGGGCTTACCTTAGCACCAACTGGCATTAATAAGTCCAAATAATCAACACATAAAAAATCAATTTTTACACCAGTTTGAACCTGTAGTTCCTTGCAATAAGCACGTATATCATTTACATTACTCTGTGCTGGCATGTACTTAACACGTAACTGACCTGATCGCTTTGCCATCATTTTGATTTTAAGTTCAACATCATCTATATTTTTAAAAATATCTTTGGTTGAAACATCAGTCATCATACTATCAAGTCGCATACTACATAGGCCCTCACTTAGTTCAAGTGTAAGATATACACCATTAAGTCCTGCTTGAGCCCAATTAACTGCTAAGTTTTGCATGAATAGACTTTTACCTGAACCAGATGACCCTGCAAAAATCTGCAATTCACCTCTGTTAAATCCACCATACAGTTTCTTGTCCATACTTGGCCAACCAGTCGATACTTGACCATTGTTAGACTTTAATGCCATAAGTCTAGATTTAGGGTCATAGAAGTAATCTGTACCCATATCTTTTTGCAAACTAATTTGAACTGCATCTTTGATTAGTTTCTCAACTGGCCCATATTCATTCTTTTCTAACAACTCCGCGCTCTTCAATATTGCACGTTCTAATTCTTGACGCTTGGTGAAGGCTTCAAACTCCTTCAAAAACCAATTGGTATGATCATCATTTAATTCAGGAATAATTTCTACTTCAGTTTCGGTTACTGCCTTTAACTGAATAGGGTCTGGTAATATATTGTAGTTCTTAGAATAGTCAACTATAAATTCACATACTGGTCTCAACTTCTTGTCAAAGTTTTGTGGATTCATGATATTGGTAACTCTGGTATATAACTCAGCATTAGTTATCATCATCCTCAAAAACAAAAGTTGAACTTCATAACTATAGTCATTCGTCATTTCGTAAATTTTCTCCTATACATTTCTAATTTAATAAGACTTGTGGTTGTATTTTGTAATATGCTTTGAATGGTGTTGAATTTACCATACTTTACTACTGCATCATTTACATCTTTTATGTTTTTATCCCATTCAGGTAAACTAATCTTGTACCCCAAATCTAATGCTCGTTCGCAAACTTGAAGCCCTGCTTTATCTCTGTCTGGAACATAGATTATTTGACGCTGTAAAGTGCTTAACAATCTTGCTTGTAAATCATTAATATCACTGTGCATTATTGCACATCCATCTATAGATAGTGCATCAAAAATTCCCTCAGTAACAATACAATATTGCCAATTGGGTTTCTGAAAATCTATGCCAAATACATAACCTTCTGGTTGTTCATTAATGTATTTTGGAATTTTGTTATCAATATACCTACTTGTTTGTCCTACAATTTTGTTCTTGTAAAGATAAGGTATGATGATTCTGTTGCGATTTCTACCCACAACATCAGGGGTAATCAAGAAAGGATAGCGTCTAGCATCAATATGCCTGCTTGCTAGATATTTAACATAGATTTCATGTTCACTATTATTAATGTCTATTGATATACCTTCTTTAACTTTGTATTCGTCAAACTTGATTTTTATCTTTTTTGGCTTTTGTGTGATTAAATCTAATGCATCTTTGTTTTGTAAACTTTGCAGATTCCATTTATTGATTTGATCTTGATCTATACCACACCAAGCTAGAAAACTTCTGCAATTCTTACTGATAGATTTGCCTAATGTAAATCCACATTTGAAATTGCAGTTAAAGCAATGTATTGACCAATTATTGTTATCAAACTTTAATCCAGACCTTCCACGTTTGTCTGGATTATGTCCACGATGATGACAACATACCCCATTGAAGCTATACCAGCCACTTTGGGTCTTTTTCTTGTTGCCTGGAATAATGGACAATATATCTAACATCATTACAGTATAACTGTAATTAGGTGTAAAAACAATTATAAAGGATTATCGTGCTAGTATATTAGTTACCACGCCGACATTACTTGTAAAGTTCATTCTTACATAAGGATGATAACCTACAATTGTGTAACCTTTTGTCTCGGTTAGGTTACTGTACGATTCATTGGTTATTGGATACCAATCATTATCAACAATTGTTGAACCTTCTATGGTTACATTACCATAATACCCATCATACTGAGTTTGCAATGTAAGTATAGGATTGTTTTCGGTGTTGATCACACTGCTGAAATAAGTATTTGCAGTTGTATTTGCATTTGCATTGGGATTAAGATTAGGGAAAGGTTGTCCAGTTGGAATTGTGATCGGCATTGAAGGAATAAATGCTGGCAATACAGAATTAACGATAAACATATCGCCTCTTGCACCTGCATTTTGATCTACGAATACTGGATAGTTAAATGAATTGACTGGAATCTCAAGTGAATAATATGCCTTTTGTGCAGGAAAATTCTCTATATCAGCCGCGTTTAGTATCAATGCAGCGATGCCATTTGCTGGTAATTGTAGTGTTAATGCTTTAGATAACAACACTTCGGACCCATCATAGCTAATTATTCTACAGGTTATGTCTTTGCCTGTGATGTCAACCGGTTTTTGTTCCTGGTTCAAGAACTGAAACTGTATTTGATTGTCCACACCTTTATGTAGTGTTAGTGGTTTCGCATATTGTGGCATATATTTCCTAGGAGATAAACCAGATAAAAGGATTACAATTTGCCTTTGTGTATATATGAAAACGGAAGTGGAATACAATATTGTCTCCTGATATCAATCTACTATTTATCTGTCCCAAAATAATTAATTTGTTATTTTTTGTGTAAATAATAAGTTACATGAAAAGATAATGGCAGATCAAGAATTTTTCAAAAAATTAAATCAAACACATCCGTTCATAACTGTTTGTTCGTATGCAGGTACGGATTATGTGGGAATAGTACAAAATCGTGACGATACTGTCACTACACTTTATGATTATGGCTCAATTGTAGATAATGATTTAAAAAACAAATTTTTAGAGTTAGGTGAAGTTTGGTGGTGGGAAAGCAATAGATTGACTTCAATAAATTTGTTTTTAAAGGAAGAATGGGCCATGTTTAGGCCCTACTTAAAAACGTTTAACAATAAAAGTTTGATTATAATACATGGGCCAATCACCAGTATGAATGAACTTCATAAACGCAGAAGTAAACGTAGAAGTATTACATTGATCAAAAAGTTATACTGAGAACGGATTTTGCTCTTCTACTAAATTCATATTAACAATAACAAGATGTGCATATCCATACGAATGTGACTTTTTGAACTGATAGCCAGTAGAATCTTTTTCCCAAACAGTTTTGCTAACTTCTTCCCAAGATTTACCAATCAAATGTTTTTTACCAGGTCTGATAATAGCAAGAAACATTGCTAGTTTTGGAATAGAATCAATAGGTTCTGACATTCTTTGAATGTTATCAAACTGATTGTTTAAGTGAATCAATTTTTCAACAAACTGTTTATCTTTTAATAAACTCCAATTTGGATCACGCATTAGTTCGATCAAGTGAATTTCATCCCTTACTTCATTATATATGTGTACATTAAGAAAATCTAGTTTTAGATATCCTCTTTTTTCAGCAACAGTATAATCAATTGTTGCCATATCATGTATTGGATCGTATGGTATTTCAGTAACATGAACGCCAGACAAATGTTTTCTTACAGGTTTGACATTTGTCATTGCTGCTGGGATATGTTCAATAAGATCAAGTATCTTACTTCTGGAACCAAAATCTATATCAATGTCACTGTTAAACTTCATAGCCATCGCAATTGAAAAATTAAATCTTTTTCGTAATCAGGCATATGCAGAACTCCTGCAGTAGCACTCCAGCCCTCAGCATTCTCGTTTAACCATTCAATAAACTCAGATACTTCGTCAGCAGTACCAAATTCAAGGTTAAAGAAATAATCTCTTTTTACAAAGGGATCTCTGGTAATTTTAATCACAACAAACCTGATTTTATCAACTTTTTATACGCATCCTGCACTACTATGGCTTGGTGTTCAGCATCTTCAACTGCTTTATGAGTAGTTTTGGTTTGATATTTTTTGTCGCTTAGTTTGACATTACAAATGTCAAACAATGTTCTAGTATCACGAACACTATGATAGGGCCAGGGAATTTGCATCTCTAAATTACGAAATGCACTTTCCATTACCACCACATCAAAGCCTGCACCATTACTCCATACTGCACGATGATTCCAACAAAACTTGTAAACTTTTTCCATGCATTCTTTAAATGGAATT